TTCAGACGTGTGCTCTTCCGATCTCCTCTTTGTTGTTTTAATAATAAAAAATCTTTTGTGTTACGGTGTAATAAATTTTAAAAATATATTATCTTGTTTCCTTGAAAATCGGCAGGCAAACTAAAATGACAGTAAGTTTGACTGCATTTTATCTTGTTTTAACTTAATTCAAAATTACTCAACTGAATTTTTGAAATCTCAAAAACCCAGTGTTTAAGCCACTTTTAAGGCATTTTAAGTAATTTTGATAAAAAATAAAAGGTGGTTAAAAAACCACCTTTTTTGGTCGAGGTGACAGGACTTGAACCTGCGGCATCTTGGTCCCAAACCACTTAATAAATGTGTGAAAAACTTAGTGTTTATCGGACTTTTCAAGTTCAGTTGCCTAACATTTGCCTTGCATTTATTTTTTAGCTTATTTTACGATTGAGAAAATCATCAAGTTTTTTCGCAGGTGCTTCAGTATCATCTTGCATTAAATGCGTGTAAATGTTCAAGGTGGTTTCGGGTTTGGTATGCCCTAACTGGTGTTGAATGTAGAGAATATCATAGCCCGAATAGAAAAGATTTGTTGCGTGGGTGTGTCTAAGACAATGAGCTGTAAACGGTTCTATGACCTGCGGAATACCGTCGGGGCAGTATTTACTGCGTGGAGCAATGCCGACAATTTTGCCTTGCTGTGAATTGAATGCTTCGAGGTTTAGGCAATTGATGTAACTCTCCCACAATCTCCGCCACGCTGAATTTGTCATAAGTTTGCCTTTGGTGGTTGTGACTACATAATCAAATGGGGAGTGGGGTGCAAGGCTTTTCAGATAGTCTGACAGAACGGTCGGAATATCAACCTTGCGGACACCTGCTTCTGTTTTCGCTCCTGCTTTTATATAAGAATTGTTTCCGTCAAGAACCAAAGTCTGATGAACATTTATTTTGTTGCGTTTCAAGTCAATATCCGCCCATTGCAAGCCGAGGCATTCACCTCTTCGCAGTCCTGCAAGCAACATAATCATTGCCGGCAATCTTCCTCTGTGCGGAGTGTTGATTATTAGCTTTTGCTCTTCAGGTGACAAGGCTCTGCGTTCTTTTTTCTTTGCCGCGTTCTTTGATATTTTGACATATTTCAGTGGGTTGAAGTCGATAGCTCGGTTTTCAATAGCATACTCAAACACTCGGCTTGCGGTTGCGATGAACTCCTTCAGCGATTTTTTCGCTGTGGGTTTGCCTGTTGTTGGGTTCTTAGCGGCTAAGTCGAACACGATTTCCTGAAAGTCGGCAATTGTCAGCTTGTTGATTTTGTAAGGTTCAAGCTCTGTAAAATGTTTGAGATACCGTTCAAGCGTTTTGTATTGCTGTGGTGTTTGCAGTGACCTCTGAACTGTTAGCCAGCGTTCTTTCCAACATCCGTATGTATCATCAGATGAGATATCTATGCCTTTGCCGAGTTTTTGTTTTAATTCGGCGGCAAGCGTTTCAACATCTTTTCGTGATGTGCCGCATACGGATTTGTACTTTCGTTTACCGTTTTCATCTCGTCCGATATAGATGTTCTTCTGATAGCGTCCGTCTTTGCGTTTTTTCATTTTATACACTCCTTTTGCTTAAAAAAGGGTGCAAAAATCCCCTGATATTCAAAACTTGAAAAATTCAGGGGAGTGTGATACAATATTATTGCTTTTAGTAGTATCACTGCACCCTGTGTGGTGGTTTCCGCTCCGACTTGCGCCAACAGGTCAGGGCGGTTTTTATTTTTATTTTAATTTTTATTTGCTATGAGCATTTTAACCTTTGCATTATAACTTACTTTATCGTTCTCATCGTAATGTTCACCAATTGTAAAATCGTTAATGCCAAGAATTCGCTCTTGATTTTCTTTAACGAAAGCCACATCTTCTATATGAAGATTTCCGACATCTAAACCGTTGACAAGCACCTTGATTGCAGGTTCACCTTTATAATCGTACTCCTCTAACTGCACATTAAGCACTTTGCCTGCTTTTTTGTCAGTTTTGAGTTGTTTAAGTAACTTCTGTCTGCCCTGAAAAGTAACACCCGCAACCTTAAAAACTTTTATGTGTGATTTGCCTGATTCAGGGTGCATCGCAGGAGTTTTTACCTCTGATTTTTGCTTTTTAAATAATTTTGATAATAATCCCATAATAGCCTCCTCGTTTTGTGATATACATTGACAAAATATATATCATATACTAAAATAATATTAGAGAGGTTCAGACTTCTCACTATTCCTATTTTTCCTACCATAGCGGCAACTATGGTAGGTTTTTCTTTTTGTTGATAAAATCTGCAAATTGCTCCTTTACTTGCCGTTCAAGAGGGTGCAAATAAAAGGCATTTCTGCGTTCAAGCTCTGCCATTCTTTCTGCCCTGTAGGTTGCCGCCTCAAGGCTGATGTCGCATAAATTTGCAATTGCAGCGGCATTGATTGCTTGCATTTCGTGCAACACACAAGCCGGAGCTAACAAGTCCCGAGCGAACACATTTGCCGAATGTTCGGCATCATCAGTTATTAAAAAGCCGTTGCCGTCAGCTTTAAATAAATGCCCTAAAAAAATGTGTCCAAGCTCGTGTGCAATTGTGAATCTGCATCGCTGAGGAGATTGCTCATCAGCATAGACGATGTACAGCTTATCATCTTGCATCAAAGTTATTCCGCTCTCATTTTCACTTAGCAGATTGACTGCCGAATTTTTCAGTAAAACAATGTCTGCTTGCTTTGCTATCTGACTGACCTTAACAGGCAGGCTGTTGATTTTGTAGTCGATTAAGCATTGCCAAGAGGCATTGCGTGCATTTTTATATTGTCCATAATTCAAGTTTTACCACCCCGTAGGTATTGTAACCTATGGGGTGTTTTTTATTATGTACTTATAAATCTGTATCGTCAGGCTCAAACTTACTGAGATTAGGAAGATTAACTATTTCAATTGGTTGATTATTGCCGTCACTTCGTGCGGCTTTAACCGTTGGTATCAATACTTCATCTTCCACACCGAGCAATCTATCAACTGCAGGTTGCATTTCAGGGCTATTTCTGTATGCGATTATAAGTTTCTTTTCTTTGTCTGATGTTTCAAAAGGTAGTTTAACCGCATTGCAATTTTGCAAATCATTTATGCTAATTCCCAAACCTGCACAAATTTTAATCACACTATCAACAGCAGCTCCGCCAATAGAGCCTTTAAGCATAGATCTAAGTGTGCTGTATGGTATTTCAATTTTTTTGGCAAAGGTTTTTACACTAAATCCTTTGTCACTTATTAACTGTTTTATGTAATCTTCTCTTGTCAAGTTAATCACCCTTTACTATTACTGATTGTAACACGCTGTTTACGAAAAATCAATACTAAAATGCGAAATTTCGTAAAAATATTTTTAAAAATCCGTTGACAAGTGCGAAATATCGTGTTATATTTAATACAGAAACACGAAATATCGCATTTTAGGAGGTGAAAAATCGTGTTTGACAAAATCGAAGTAATCATTTTTGAAAAGAAAATGAAAAAGAAAGAAGTTGCCGAGAAAATGGGAATTTCATACGGACAGTTTTGTGCCAAAATGCGTGGGGAATATCCATTTACGCTTGATGAAGCTCTCCGCTTAAAGTCGGTTTTACAAACTGATTTATCTATCGAAGATTTATTCGGTTCGGCGGCTTAACGAAATTCTTAAAAAGAACAGTAGGTAATACCACACAATCACAGTCCCATTAAACGGACTTAGCTAAAAAGAGGTGAAGAAGATGAATGAATTAAAAAAAATCCCTACCGCTCAGTTGGTAGAAGAGCTGAGCAATAGGGAAGATGTAGATAGTTATACAACCACCGAATCGTATGGTGTATTACACAAAGCAAAGAATGTGGATAAAAGATATCCTGTGGGAACAGTTGTGTTGTTTGTTAATCCACAGGGTAGGTGTTCTGAGTGATGTATTTAATATAGTCTCTGTAAAAATCATCAAAAGCAACAATTGTATTATCATCGGCATTTTTTTCAAGATAATCAAGCATTACAAATTTGCAAACGCTCTCAGGAAAATTATTGTCGGCGATTATGTCATTAGCTGTGTTGTATGTAACATCACTACCGATAACAACTTGTTTGCTTAACCATTTTTTAAAACTCAGCACAATGCACACCTCACTTTCATTATATAGTGTAATGAATTGTAGTTCATCACTACATATAGTATATCATAGAAAGTTGGTGAAATCAATGCACATCAATGAATTTGCTGAAATATTGCTCAAAAGCAGAAAACAGAAAGGTTTTTCGCAAAGCGAGCTTGCTAAGGAATCAGGCTTTACTAAAAGAGCTATTCAGTATTGGGAAAAAGGCAAAAAGAGTATTTCTCTTGAAAATGCCGACAGGCTCTTAACGGCTTTGGGTGTAGAAATCAAGATAGGTAAAACAGAAAGCAGGTGAGAAAATGGCAAAACTTAAACTTATTGACACAAAGGACAAGTTCCTTCTTGAAATTGACGGAACAGAAATTCCGTATGTTACAAGCTATCAGATAACACGAACGGTCAGCGAGGTTGTACTGCTCAAGCTGGCACTCAGCGTAGCTGATGTTGAATCAGTCGAAATCGTTTCAGACAAAATTACCAACGAAAATTAAGGAGGTGTACATATGCCGAGAGAAAGACCTATCATCAATTGGGATGAAGTGCCGGTGATAATTGATGTGCCGTATGTGGCACGGTTGCTTGCACTTAATGTTGATTATACAACACGGCTTGCACAAAGGGGCGTTCTTCCTGCCCACAAAATCGGAAAGCTTTGGCGATTTGATAAGGAAGAAATCAGACAATACATAAAGGAGCATTAACAATGTGGTTAAGAAACTACCCGACAAAAAGGAAACTGCTCAAAGATGTGGAAAACCTCAGAGCAGAGAACAGACATCTCAGTATTGAGCTGAGAAACGCAAGAACGGACCTTGCACTCGAAAAAACAGCGTCAAGCGGTTATCGTCACGAGAACAGAGAGCTAAAACGCAAGCTCAAAGCACTTGAAACGCCTGAATCCGAATCCTTCGGTTTTGAATGTGTGGGGGTGAAGAAATGAGCAATAAAAAAAGTGCCTGTGACACTGCAAATGCCACAAGCACAAAGAACAATAAACCTGATTCAATTATATCTTCTGCAACAGAAAAAATCAAGTTGTGCAACAAAAAAAATCTTAAAGACCATAAATCTAAAGCAATTCTTGAGCCGGTAAAGAAAATGCTCTGCGAATTTTCGGCGCAGAACGAGGAATTTGCAAGAGCCGTTACGGCTGCAAAAAACCTTGAAAACCTGATTGATGAAGTGGGAAAGAAACTTCCCACTGCAGTTTCCGACCTTGATGTGTATCAGCAGATTGTCGGTAAGATTTTCCCCGGAGCAAAGGTTACTTTCACAATGCAGATACATATGTCTGAATACGAGCTTGAAGAACCTAATGTCGCAGAGCAGAAAACAGATCCTGTTACTCTTGACCTCGGCAATCTTATAGATTGGTAGGTGTCAGCATGATTAAAAATCCTGACAGCCTGCTTAAAAAGATTCCTGATCTGACAGATGAACATGAAAAGCAGATAGCAATGTACTTTCCGCAGTATGCTTTCTACGAAAATAAAAGCAAAAGAACCTGCGACTATTTCTGCACAAGCTGTCAAAGCTGGCACATCGGCGAACAGCTCCGACTTTGTCATAATCAGGAATTTGTCTGCGGTCATTGCAAGGAAAGCGTAAAAGCAAAAGCCCTGCACTACGGCAGAAAAAAACTTGAAAGAAGTCGCAAGTTTGGTTTTTGCTTTGCTGTTGACGGCAGGCTGTACATCAGATTTGTAACGGCATATCAGTTATTTTCCGATGATTTGTACAATGAAAATCCTGTCGAAATGATGCCCCGATATACTTTTTCGGATGAATATCTTTATGTATATGAACAGCACGCAATGCAAAGATTTGCATATAACTGGTACGGTAAATCATTTTATCCGCTGAAAACAGACGGAATTATTCCTTCTGCTTCACAGGGCTTAGCGTGGTATTGGGGTCCGTCAGAAAAAACCTTGTATTCAGGCTGGGGTTCAACCGTACTTTTAAATCTCGATGTAATATCCGATACGGATCTAAGATATTCGTGTGCGGATGAGCTTTCAAACAGATATACGGTTCAAGGGATTCTCAAATGGCTGAACATATATGTAAGGCACAATAATGCAGAATACCTGATTAAAGGCGGTTTTGAGCATATTGCAGAGCTTTTGATTGACGGCAAACTTTCACTCAATAAAATTCATTGGAAAGAAACCAATCTGCTTAAAATGCTCGGATGTCGTAAGGAGGATATGCACTTTTTCGCAGATTATGATTCAAGTGCAATTGAACTTTACCGCAGTGTGATAAAGGAAGAACCGACCATTCATATGGCAAGCGAGTTCATAAGCAAGCTGTCAAAGCTCAGTACTTATGCTGTAGATGAACTTCACAAAAATAATCTTACATACAGACAGATTCTGAAGTACGGCAAAAGCAATCGGAGAGTAATGCTGTGGAAGGATTATCTTGATAATTGCAAAAAACTTCCCGAGGGTATCGAAGAAATAATGCCGGCTCATCTTGAAGAGGCTCACGACAGAACGCTTGAAAAGGTTGCTTTCTATGCAAACAAAGAAGAAACGGAGCAGATTGCAAAAATGGCAAAGGCACTTTCTCCGTTGCTGATGAGCACAGACAGCCTTATAATGCTTGCCCCAAAAAGCGGTGAAGAAATAATAGCAGAGGGCAGAATATTACAGCATTGCGTCGGCGGATATGTAAGACGGCACGCAAGAGGTGACACGATAATACTTTTCATTCGTCATAAAGATAAACCGAAAATCCCGTTTTTTACGATTGAAGTAAATCCCGAAACATTGGAAATAATGCAGTGCCACGGTTACAAAAATGAGCGTGACAGCGGATTTAAAAAGCCGGATGAAATCAAGAAATTTGAAAAGCAATACGCTGAATTTTTGGAGGATATAAAAAATGTCAGAAATAACAGTAAGCGAACAGCATAAGCAGGCAATTGAACTGCATCAGAAGATAATTGTCAGCGCAAACCTTGCACAGCAGAACATATGGGATATGTGCAACGGGCTTAAAACAATGCGTGACAACAAGCTGTATAAGGAGCTTGGATATCCGAATTTTGAGGACTACTGCGAGAATGAAGTAGGCATGAAACGCAGTAACGCATATAACTATATTTCTATTGTAGAAAAAATAAATCCTGAAAATGTCCAAACGTTTGGACAAATTAACAAAAGTAGGTTGATGTTGCTCGCCACCATAAGCGAACCCGAACAGGCTGAAATTGCCGAAAAACTTGACCTTGAAAACACAACGGTCAAGCAGTTAAAGGCAGAGATTGACAGGCTGAAGGACGAAAAGCAGGAGGCAACCGACAAGAGCATTGACTATTGCAGACAGCTCAATAACGCTAAGAAAGACGCCGACTATTACAAACAGCAGGCGGACACTTCAAAAGAAAGCTATCGCAATATTGAAAATCAGCTTGCAGAGGAAAAGAACAAAAATTTCAAGCTGACGAATAAAGTTCAGGAGCTTGAAAGCCGTCCTATTGAGGTTGCCGTTGCAGAGCCGAGCGACAATGAACGCAGACTCAATGAAACGATTAAGGCTTTGGAAAGGGAGAACATTAAGCATTATGACGAACTCGAAGAAGAGTATCGCAATAACGAAAAAATCGTCAGAAAACAGCTTGAGGATGAAAAGCAGGAGGCTCTTCGCAAACAGAAAGAGGAGTATGAAGAAAGGCTGAAAAATGTTCAGACTGCTGACGGTTCATCAGATGACAAGGATGTCTTTAAGGCATACTTTTCAATTGCATATGACAGCTTTGTCCGTATGCTCGATTTCGCCAAGCGGTCACAGGACAAGGAATTTTTCAAAGGCAAGGTTGAACATTTAATAGAGGCACTTGCCACACAAAACATAAATCTTTAAGGGGGAACAACAATGAAACTTTATGAGCTTACCGAGATGTACTCGGATTTATTTAATCAGTTTGACGCTATCAACGAATGGGAACCTGATACGAATGCAGACGGAATGCCGATTGATGATGACGGCAACATTATTGCCAATGTGGATGCATACCGCAACAAGATGTTGACAGCGTGGTTCGATACTCTCACGGGTATTGAGGGCGAATTTGACGAGAAAGCTGAGAGCATTGCAATCTACTACAAACAGCTTCTTGCCGAGGCTAAAATGCTTAAAGCCGAAAAGGCGGCAATTGCAAAAAGACAGTCACAAAAAGAAAAACAGGCGGAGAGCCTTAAAACCTATCTGTTTAAGTCAATGCAGGCACTCGGCAGACAGAAGATTGATATGCCGAGAGCGGTTATGTCGCTTAAAAAGAACGCTCCGAGCCTTGTGGTTGATGATGAAATTTCATTTGTTGAGTGGGCGGAGGAACACAATCTTGACCACCTTTTGAAGTACAGTATGCCCGAAGTGAAAAAGAATGATGTCAAGGCTCTCTGCAAAAAGGGCGAAGAAATCCCCTTCGTACATATAGAAGCCAAGCAGTCATTAAGTATTAAGTGAGGTGTTACAGATGATTGATTTTTCAGAGGTAACAAGAGCAAAGTCAAAGGCACGAATTGCCGTAACAGGTCCGTCAGGCAGCGGAAAAACATTGTCAAGTCTGTATCTTGCATATGGCATTACAGGCGACTGGTCAAAGGTTGCTTTGATTGATACAGAACACGAAAGAGGTCGCTTTTACGCAAACAGGACAGACCTTAATACAGGCAAATTTCTTTATGCCTCAATGACACCGCCATATACACCCGATAAATATATTGAATATGTGAAATCGGCGGCTGATATTGTCGGTTCTGACGGTGCAATTGTTGTTGACAGCTTTTCCCATTGTTGGGATAACGAGGGCGGTGTTCTTGATATAAAATCGCAGATTGCTCAACAGCGTGGCAAGAACGATTATACCGCTTGGGATGAAGCAGGTAAAATTCAGAACAACCTTGTAAATACAATTCTTTCGGTTGATTGCCACACAATTATTACGATGCGTGCCAAAATGGCTTATGCAATGGAAGTAAATGACAGAGGAAAAACCGTGCCTGTAAAAATCGGACTTGCCCCTGTTCAGAGGGAAAACACGGAATATGAATTTGATATGTGTTTTCAGCTTGACCGTACTCACAATGCAAGTCTTTCAAAAGATACGACTTTTCTTGACAGTTGGACGGGCATAATTACTCCCGAACTCGGTAAACAGCTTGGAGAATGGCTCTCAAAGGGTGTTGAACTTCCGAGGTGTTCCGATTGCGGAGATGTAATTATGGCATACGGTAAACGCACCGTTAAACAGATTATTGACGGCACAACAAAAAATTACGGCAGACAGCTCTGTATGCAGTGTGTCGCAAAGCTGATAAAGCAGAAGAAACAGGAAAAGCAGAGAGAGGGTGCAGACAATGCAACTCCGACCGTATCAGAATGACCTTGTTGAGCAGGTCAGGCAGGCTTGGAGAGAGGGTTACAAAGCTCCTTGCATTGTCCTCGGTTGCGGTGGCGGAAAGTCCTGCATTGTCGCAGAAATTGCAAGACGGACAACTTGGAACGGGAAACGGGTGCTGTTCCTTGTTCACAGGAGAGAGCTTGTTGACCAAATATTCAGAACCTTTGTCCGCTGGGGAGTGCTTATGGATTTGTGCCAAATCGGTATGGTGCAGACCTTTACACGAAGATTGAAGAAACTGCCCAAGCCTGCACTTATCATCACAGACGAAAATCATCACAGCCTTGCTCAAAGCTACAAACGCATTTACGAACATTTTGCAGATGTTCCGAGGGTTGGCGTCACCGCAACGCCTGTTCGCTTAAACGGTGACGGTTTGGGTGATGTCAACGATAAGCTAATAGTCGGGGTGAGTACAAAATGGCTCATTGAGCATAACTGCCTTGCTCCGTATGATTACTACGCTCCGAGTGTTGCCGACCTTACAGGACTGCACACCAAAATGGGCGAATATGTCGCCTCCGAGATAGAAAAAGCAATGACTAAAAATACAGTTTTCGGAGATGTAATCAAGTATTACAGACAGCTTGCAGACGGCAAAAAAGCGGTGTGCTATTGTTCAACTGTCAAACACAGCATGGCAACCGCACAGGCTTTTTGTGACGCAGGTATATCCGCAAAGCATATTGACGGAGCAACTCCAAAGGCGCAGCGAGAACAGATTATAGCCGATTTCAGAAACGGAAAAATTACAATCCTCTGCAATGTGGATTTGATTTCAGAGGGCTTTGATGTGCCTGACTGCGAATGCACGATTCTGCTCCGACCTACTCACAGCCTTACGCTTTACATTCAGCAGTCAATGCGGTGTATGCGCTATAAGCCAAACAAAAGGGCGGTAATTATTGACCATGTGGGCAACTATGCAAGGCACGGAATGCCTGATGACGACCGAGAATGGACGCTTGAAAAACGCAAAAAGCTGAGTGTTAAAAAAATCGAAAAGGAGCAGGAGGAAAAGGTCAGACAATGTCCCGAATGTTTCTTTACATTTTCAGCACCGCCGGCAGGGCAGAAAGCCGTGTGTCCGCATTGCGGTTATGTATTCCCGACAGCCGAAAGAACCGTTGAAACCGATACCACCGCAAAGCTCATTAAGGTTGAGGGATTCAAGCTTGATTTTAGCACACCCGACGATTGCCACAGCTATGCGGACTTGCTTGCATACGCAAAAAGTCACGGCTACAAAACAGGCTGGGCATATTTTCAGGCACGAAAGAGAGGTATGATAGCTTGACAGAAGAACACGCAATTCAGAACAAAATCCGTATTGCAATTGCACCGTACTGCGATATTTTCCGTATAAATGTAGGTGCAGGCTTTACAAAGGACGGCAGATATTTCAATACGGGAGTTCCGCCCGGATTTTCGGATTTGTTCGGTGTCAGAAAATCAGACGGAAGAGCAGTCTTTATCGAGGTTAAAACTCCCAAGGGCAGACCTACCGAAAAACAGCAGAAATTTATACAGATGATGAAACTCAACGGCGCTGTTGCAGGAGTGTGCAGAAGTGCCGATGAGGCGATAGAGTTAATTACAAAGGAGTAAAATTATGGGATTTAAAGCAAATTGGAGCGAGGCAACACAGTCTAACTCACTCAAACCCGAGGGCGATTATGAGTGTCTTATAGCAAAGGCAGAGGAGCGTGACTACACAAATTCAAAAGGCGAGGAAAAAACCTGCCTGAACATTTCGTTCATTATCCGAAACGATGTTGAGCAGAGGTACAAAAACGGATATATATTCCATACTATGTGGAAACGCAGAGAACCGACCGAGAACGACAAGAAGGTCAAGGGTTACGGCTTTGATCAGGTTATGGCTCTCGGCAAGGCGGCAGGACTTCCCGACGGCAAGGACTATGACAGTCTTAAACAGTTCCTTGGTGAGCTTATGCAAAAACCTGTTCGTGTAACCGTTAAGCACGGCGAATGGAACGGCGAAAAAAGAGAAGAAGTCAGCTGGCTCAATCCGACTAAGTTTCCGACAGTAAAGCATACCTTCAAGCAGTCGCAGAGTTCAACGGCGCAGACCTATGCACAGCCACAGCAGAGTTATGCGTCTGCTCAGCCTGCAAATCAGGGCTTTGTTGATATGCCGATTGACGATGATTTGCCGTTCTGATTTTAAAAAAATTCTTCGGGAATTGCATAAAACAGTGCAATTTTCACCGTGTTTTTCCTTATATATGGAGGTGAAAAAATGGGCTTTACAAATTTAAACCCAAATAAAAATAAATATTTTGCAGTTCCCGAGGAATTGAAAGGTTACAAAAACTGGGTGTGCTGGCAGTCATATCCCGATCCGAAATCGCACAGCGGAATTTCAAAGAAACCGATAAATCCAAAGACGGGCGGACTTGCTCAGTCAAACAATCCCGACACTTGGTCGGATTTTGAAATGGCAGTCAGAGAATCCGCCAAATATTCGGGTATAGGCTTTATGTTCTCAAATTCACCGTTTTTCGGTGTTGACCTTGACGATATGCCGAATGACATTCAGGACTACCAAAACGGCGGAGCTGACAACATAATCAGCGAGTTCGTGAACACTTTGCAGAGCTACGCCGAGTTTTCGCAGAGCAAGGCAGGCGTTCACATAATCTGCAAGGGAACTCTTCCCGAGGGCAGAAGAAAGGCGAAGAATGATTCGGGCGGTTTTGAAATGTACGAAAACGGCAGATTCTTCGTTGTGACAGGTGATTACTGCTCTGCATATGCGTACATAAACGATTGCACCGAAAGCATAAAGCCGTTGCATTCAAAGTATCTCGGCAAGGCAACAGAGCCACAGCCTAAGCTCCGTAGCGTTGAGGTCAATCCGAACACCGTTGACGATATTGTCAGAATCGCCTGCAATGCCAAGAACGGAAGTCTTTTCAAGGCTCTGTACAGCGGCGATTTTTCGGCTTACTCGTCACAGAGCGAGGCGGATATGGCTTTTTGCAATATGCTTGCGTTCTGGTGCGGTTGCGATACCGACAAAATGGATTCGATTTTCAGACAATCAGGCTTAATGCGTGACAAGTGGGACAGAAAACAGTCGGGTACAACCTACGGCATTATAACCTTGCAAAAGGCTGTGTCGGGCTGTACACAGACCTATAACCCAAAACAGCATAACGATTATTCAATTTCAATCGGTGAGGGCAAGGCTGTTCAAGCGGTTGATGAAGAAAAAATGCGTGCCTACACCTTTGACGATATGGGCAATGCCGACAGGTTCGTTGATTTATTCGGCGATAATGTAAGGTATTGTTACACTGAGAAAAAGTGGTATTACTACAATTCAATGAAGTGGTGTGTTGACAATATCGGGGTGGTTTTGCGAATGGCGGACAAAAGCGTTGAGGCTATGAAAGCCGAAGCAAGGCTGTACTTGCAAGCTGATGAAGAAAACGGCGGAGATATGTCAAAAACATTTGAAAAACATATGAAAGCAAGCCGTTCCAACAAATCAAAAAAAGCAATGCTCAACGAGGTTGAACACCATATCCCCGTACTTCCGGCACAAATGGATAAATACCGTATGGCATTAAACACCCCAAGCGGAATAATCAACCTTAAAAACGGCGAAGTGAGGGCGCATAATCCCGAATATTATTTTACGAAGATTACTTCGGTTGACTGTTCTCAAACGGCAGAGTGTCCCCGTTGGCTTGCATTCCTTGACGATATTTTTGCAGGCGATAAGGAGCTTATTCGCTACATTCAAAAGGCGGTCGGTTACAGCCTGACAGGCTCAACAGCCGAGCAATGCGCATTCTTCCTTTACGGCACGGGACGAAACGGCAAGAGTACATTCATTGATGTTATCCGTGATGTATTCGGCGATTATGCCGCAAACATTCAGCCTGAAACAATTATGGTAAGAAACTCTCAGAGCAGTGCCATAAACAGCGACATTGCACGGTTAAAGGGTGCAAGACTTGTCACCTCGGTTGAGCCGAACGAGGGCGTGCGAATTAATGAGGGACTTCTCAAACAGCTTACGGGTGACGATACCGTAACGGCAAGAAAGCTGTACAGCGAGGAATTTGAGTTCAAGCCCGAGTTTAAGCTGTGGATGGCGACAAACCATAAACCGATTATCAGAGGTACTGACACGGGCATATGGCGAAGAATACATATGATACCGTTCAATGTTCAGATTCCCGAGGATAAGGTTGATAAGAACCTTACGCATAAGCTCAAAGCCGAAATGACAGCAATTTTCAAATGGTGTATCGACGGCTGTATTCTGTGGCAAAGAGAGGGTTTGAAAATGCCGTCTGCCGTTCTTCAGAGCGTGAGAGAGTACAAGCGTGAAATGGATGTTATTTCCGCATTTATCGAGGACAGATGTGTGTTAGAGGGTTCGGTTCAGGCAAGCACGCTCTATGCCGCCTATACAAGCTGGGCGGGGGATAACAACGAATATTGTATGTCAAATACCAAATTCAGCACCGAGCTTGCCAAACGATTTGAAAAGGTAAGAGGCAAAAACTATAACTTTTTCAACGGCATTTCACTTTTTAAAGATTGTTAAGGTGGAGGGTGGTGGAGGGTTTGACGGTTTTTCTAACCTTTCGTATAAGAAAAATAAACTAATATTATATATAGAAAGGGTTCTTTAAAATAGCCCCAAACCTTCCACTACCCTCCGAAAGAGGTAATATGAAAAAATATGATTTTAAAAATCCAGAGGTATTTGAGCAGCTTGAAGATAAAGCAATTGACGGTCAGCTTGATTACTCATCCTTTCCTCCGCCCGAATATAAATACTTTTCAAGGCTTGCAAAGGTCGGCTACAACAACCGTCATAAAGGCTGGGACATAAACATCTGCCTTGAATGGCAGGACAAGCTCAGAACGGAGTATAAGCGTGATAGGGACAACGCAGACGAATACCGTATGCTCTCCCAAAGAATTATGGATAATGTAAAGAAAAGCGCCGACTTCGTCCGTAAGATGTATCAGTCCCAAACCAACGAGCAAACCGTAATCAATGCCCTCCAAGCCTTAGAATGCCTAACCAACGAAAACGGCTTAACCAAAAGAATAACCGAAAAATTAAAGGAGAATGAAGAAAATGATTGATTGTAATATTACTGCAAATTATTTTGCCGAAAAAGAGAGGCTGTGTGCAAGCATTTTGGAGTGTATCGACTGCCCTTTAAGACACGGTAACGATTGCACAAATATTGAAAATAAGTACCCGAAAAGGGCAATCAGTATTGTACAGAAATGGTCAGATGAGCATCCGCAAAAGACATATCTTACGGAGCTTTTGGAGAAGTATCCGAACGCAGAGCTTGATCACGGAGTACCAAAGGTTTGCCTAAAAAAATTAGGAGCTGTTTCGGGTTGTGCAAAAACAAAAAAAGGTGACTTGTATATTAGTTGTTATAGGTGCTGGAATCAGCCTATTGCCTATTGAGGACGGTGAAAAGTGATGGCATTCTCGGAAAAGCTAAAAGCGTTAAGACTTAAAAATGGATTAACGCAAGATGAGTTAGGCGAAAAGCTCTATTTGAGCAGAACAAGTATATCTTACTATGAGCAGGGAAAATTTGAGCCTAATATCGAAACCATAATAGCTGTAGCGGATTTATTTAACATCACAACAGATGAATTGTTGAGGTGAGGTGTGAACACAATGACAAACTTTGAAAAAATCAAACAGATGTCAATTGATGAAATGGCTCAGAGTTGTATGGACTTTTTCAGTTGCCCGTACGGCACTCCGTATGTTGGCTGTCCTATGGAAAAGCGATTCAATGACAGCTGTATTGACTGCACAAAACATTGGCTTGAAAGTGAGGTAGAAGAAAATGAAAAATATTAAAAACATTACCGTTAATTACGATAACGACGACACAAAAGTTGTTGAAAAGGGACTTGTTATTGATTTTGGTAAACTTGATAACGATGAGGGCGATGTTTGCTTTAATATGTGTAACATCAAAGGTAAGGATTTGCGTTTGATTGTAACCGCTGTTGTTGCGTTGGCACAGAAACTTGGTATGCTTGACGAGGAGCGTGAAGTAGATTGACAGCTAAACCAATAACAATCACTTGTCAAAAATGCGGAGCCGAAGTTATTACACTTTGCCTTAAAACAAAATACTGTCCGATTTGTCGAAAAGAAATTCTCAGTGAGAAGGCAAAAGAAAGAGAAAGAAAAAAAGCGTCATCTAAAAAATCTAAAATACCATTCAGACCATTAACCGATATTTCTGAATTTCTATTTTGCAAATATGATTTCCTCGGTGAATCTGTTAAGCAGATTGCAAAAGATTATGAACGCAATCCTTCTCAAGTTCGGCAGGTAATTCAAACAGCAAAGGCAAACGGAAATTATCAAAAGCATATCGATAAGTACAAAGCTATGGTAGGGCGATAAAATGAGAACTTTCGACTTAACTTTCGCTCGACGGCTCGAACAAGCAATGACTGAACGGAATATTTATCCTTCGGATCTTGCACGAAAGTCCGGAGTGAGCCGGTCAAATATTTATAATTACATAGCAGGAATAAGCCAACCGTCAGCGTACAATGTTAAGCGAATAGCTCTGGCATTATCAACATCGGCGGATTGGTTACTCGGCTTAGTAGATTAAAAAAACAGTCCCTTACTTGGGACACAAAATAGTATAGAATAGAGTTATGACGCAAGAGGACTATTGCATTATAGCTCTATTTATTTTTGGTGGTGTACGGTATGGCTAAGGCATTTGCCATAGGATTTTATAAATCTAAAAAGTGGCAGGATTGCCGACAAAGTTTTATCGCAGAACGAATGCTTGTTGACGGCGGATTGTGTCAGCTATGTAAAGAGCGACACGGCTTTATCGTACATCATAAAATCATGATTAATGAGAGCAACATAAACAATCCTGATGTTACTCTCAACCACGACAATCTTTTATATGTATGCAAAAAATGTCACGATGATTTGCCGGGACACGGGATAGGCTGCGAACCGAAAAAATATTTTTTTGATGAGAGCGGAATGCTCCAGCCGATTATCCCCCCCCGTCGAAAAATCGGAAATCGGTGGCTGTAGGACCGAGGGGGGCAGTTAGATTTTTTGCGCGCCTTACATATAGCCCCCCCTCCCCTAAAAGACTTGTGTGAAAGGACGGTGACACTTGTAAAATGACTGACGAACAGAAAGAACAAAGAGCGATAAAGCGAGAGATAAAGCGATTAACGGAAATCTACAAGGACATAGAGGTTAAAAGAAAAGACCTCGCCGTTGGCTTGATTGAAAATGCGGCGTTTACTCGAATCAGACTGAAAGAATTGCAACGGGACATTGCGATTTATGGCTTAACTGAATTATTTTCACAGTCTGAAACACAAGAGCCGTACTCACGCAAAAGGCCTGAGGCAGATTTGTATAACACGATGCTTGGAAATTATCTTAAATACATCAAGCAACTCAACGATATGCTTCCGAAAGTGACCGAGGCGAAGGCTGCAACGACAGACGGCTTTGACGATTTCGTTGAAGGGCGTGACAAGCTTTGAAGCGCTACCCATTAAGCTATAATCCGATACTTGAATATTACGAGCAGATAAAGAACGGCAAGGTTACTGTTTGCGACAAAATACGCAAGTGGTACAAACATTTAAGTAATAAGGTGATTAACCCGACAGACGGCTACCACTATGAAGCCAAGCGAGGAAATCACATTATTGAATTTGTTGAAAACTACTGCCGACACAGTAAAGGTAAAATGGGCGGTCAGCTTGTGAAGCTTGAACTGTGGGAAAAAGCGTGGCTTGCGGCGACTTTTGGCTTTGTGGACGATGACGGCATCCGGCAGTACAACCTGTCTGTGTTAATTATCGGAAAAAAGAACGGCAAGTCTTTGCTCGCCTCTGCGATTGGCTTGTATATGCTCATCGGTGACGGTGAACCCGGTCCCGAAGTATATGCAGTCGCCACAAAGCGTGACCAAGCCAAGATTATATGGCAGGAAGCAAAACGAATGGTTCGCAAGAGTGAAACTTTATTGAAGCGAATTAAACCGCTGTTGAATGAATTGAGTTCAGAGGATTACAACTGCGGAGTATTTAAGCCGCTTGCTTCCGATTCGGACACGCTTGACGGTCTGAATGTGCATTGTTGCCTTATGGACGAACTTCATCAATGGAAGAACGGCAGACAGTTGTATGACATTATGGCTGACGGTACGATCGGACGAGATCAACCGCTTATCCTTGTGACAACAACAGCCGGAAAAATCAGAGAGGACATCTATGATGAAATCTATGACGATGCCGTTCGCACTACGAATGGTTTGTTTGACGATGTAGGTTACAAGGACGAACACAGCCTTTACATCATCTACGAGCTTGACAAGCGTGAAGAATGGGAAAAACCCGATTGCTGGGAAAAGGCTAACCCCGGACTTGGGACGATTAAAAATCGAAATGCTCTTGCAAGCAAAGTCAAGAAAGCGCAGGCAAATCCGTCACTTGTACGAAATCTTGTATGCAAGGAATTTAACATAGCCGAAACATCAACCGAATCGTGGCTCAATTTCGAGGAGCTTAACAACGAAACAAAATTTGATGTAAAGGAACTCCGTCCGACCTATGGCGTAGGCGGAGCAGATTTATCAAGCACGACCGACCTTACAGCGGCCAAGATGTTGTTTCGAGTGCCTGACAATGAAAATATTTTTGTATTGTCTATGTACTGGATACCTGCCGACCTCGTAGAGAAAAAAGTAACCGAGGATAAAATTCCTTACGACAAATGGATAGAACAGGGCTTTATGCGTACCTGTCCCGGAAACAAAATCGACGCAAGTGTTGTAACGGCATGGTATCAAGAGCTACAAGACGAATACGATATTTACTTGTGGAAAGAGGGTTATGACGCTTGGTCGGCTCAGATGTGGGTTAATCAGATGATTGACGCTTTCGGTCCTACCGTTATGGAAGCTGTACATCAGGGCAAGAAAACCCTATCTGCTCCGATGAAGGCTCTCAAAGCAGACCTTGTAAAGAAAAGAATAATTTACAACAACAATCCAATTGATAAATGGTGTCTCGCAAACACCGCAATAGATGAGGACAGAAACGGTAATATACAGCCGATTAAGACCTCAAAGTCAACAAGACGAATTGACGGTACTGCGGCATTACTTGACGCTTACACGATATATTTTGAGTACGAAGATGAATACCTAAGCATTGTTTAGGAGGTGAGAGAATGGGAAAATTTAAGAACTTTTTAAATTCTGTTCGCAATGTCAGAAAAACAAAGAATTTTTCAAGGGTTGAACTTGTCACACAGAATAATTCAAATTTCTTTTTGTGGGGCAACAGGGCATATGATTCCGACACCGTCCGAGCTTGCGTTAATGCACAGGCTCTCAGATTCTCGAAGTTATCCATTAAACACATAAGAGAAACAATCGTTGACGGTGGAAAAGACCTCTTAATCAATCCCGAGCCTTATGTCAAATTTTTGCTTGAAGAACCAAACCCGTACGCAACAATGGATATGCTCCTATATAGGACAAGCACACAGTTGTCCTTATCAGGTAATGCTTTTTGGCTCATCATTAGAGACACAAACGGCTTGCCTATGGAATTGTATTTCATACCGGCTAAATCAGCTACGGATTTGTATGATACGAATGGCAACCTTGTGTATGAATTTATTCTTGCAAACGGCAAGACTTACCGCTTTGCTTCCGAAGATGTTATACACTTGCGTGATGACTTCGCAGAGAACGATATATTTGGAAGCGGTAAATTTAAGGCTCTTGCTCCTTTGCTTGAAATTGTTGAAACAACCGACAGCGGCATCATCAGTGCTATCCGAAATTCAAGCGTAATTAAATGGTTGCTGAAATATACTTCATCGTTGCGCCCTGAGGACTTGAAGAAGAACGCAAAAGCTTTTGCTGATAACTACCTTAACATCAGTAACAGCTCCGTGGGCGTTGCGGCAGTGGATGCAAAGGTTGACGCAAATCAGATAACCCCGAACGACTATGTCCCCAATGCTTTGCAGATGGACAGAACAAAAAACAGAATCCTTGAGCTTTTTAACACTAATGCGAAAATTATCACATCAACAGCGAACGAAGATGAAGAAAACGCCTATTTTGAGGCGGTGATTTCACCTAAAATTATTCAGCTTAAAAACGAGCTGACACGGAAACTATTCACTCGCCGTCAGCGCAGTTGTGGAAATTACATCGCAGTAGGTTCGTTCAATCTACAATCTGCAAGCCTTAAAACAAAACTGAATTTCGCCGGAATGGTAGACCGTGGAGCAATGCTCCCGAACGAATGGCGAGAATCACTTGGTCTTGCTCCTGTTCCGGGCGGTGATACTCCGCTCAGAAGATTAGATACAGTTGCAGTTGACGAAGGAGGTGAAAATGATGCCGAAAACGATTGACATTAAGGGTCCTATCATTACGAACGATGACAAGTGGATTTACGACTGGTTTGGAGTAGCCTCTTGTTGCCCTGCCGACATTCGCTCACAGCTTGATGATGTGACGGACGACGAGAGCGTGCAGGTTGTTATCAATTCATCAGGTGGTGACATCTTTGCCGCCTCAGAAATTTACGATATGCTCGCCGAGAGCAATGCAACAATCAAGGTCATTTTTGCCGCCTCGGCCGCTTCATACATCGCTTGTGCGTGCACATCTGAAATTGTGCCAACAGGTATGCTTATGATTCATAATGTTTCAAGCTATGCCGCAGGCGATTACAATGACATGGCACATGAATCGGACGTGTTGCTTAAAGCAAGTAAAGCCGTTGCAACAGCTTACCAACTTAAAACGGGTATGAGCGAGAACGAGCTTATTGGACTTATGGACAAGGAAACTTGGTTCACTGCTGATGAGGCAGTTAAAAAAGGCTTTATTGACAAGGTCACGGAATACGCCGAAAAGCCAAAAGAGGTTAAACTTGCGGCAAGCCTTAACGGCCTTATCCCTGATACAATCATCAAACAGATGAGGGACGAAAAAACACAGCTTACAGCAAAACTTGAATTACTCAAACGAAAGGAAGTTGAAGAAGAATGAACAAACAGGAATATCTCGACAAGAGAAATGCTCTTTATGACAAGGCAAAAAAGCTCATTGCAGAGAATAAGCTTGCCGAAGCGAAAGAGATTACACAGCAGATTGATAAGCTCGACAACGACTTTGAAAACTCTGCTGTAAACAAGGCAAACAAAAATGCGGAGGAGGGAATCAAAATGCCTGCACCATTTGAAAATCACAAGACAAACATCGACCTTACAGATGAGGACGAAAAGGTAACGGATATGTACGCAACACTTGAATACAGAAAAGCATTCGCTAACTATATTCAGAACGGCGTACCCGTGCCACAGAAGTTTATGAATGTGGCATCACAGACCACATCAAGCACTGCGGCGGCTATTGTGCCGACCACAATGTATCAGCGTTTAATCGTTGAACTTGAAAAAATCGGCGAAATTTACGCAAGAGTGTTCAAGACGGCTTATCCGACAGCACTCCTTATCCCTACACAGAACATCCGTCCAACAGCAAGCTGGGTTGATGAGGAAAAGGGTTCAGACCAGCAGAAAGTAACTACTGACAAGGTTGTCTTTGCCGGCTATAAGCTTGAATGCAAGGTTGCGTTCTCGCTCTTTATGACAAAGACTGCACTTGATATTTTTGAATCACAGTTTATTGACCAGATTAAGAATGCAGTTGTTAAGGCCTGTGAAATGGCAATTATTAAGGGTTCGGGTTCAGGTTCGCCAACCGGCATTCTTTCTTGCACTCCCCCCGAAGGCCAGACAATTGAAATTGCAAAAACCGGCAAACTTACATATTCAACACTTTGTTCCGCCGAGGCGGCTCTTCCTGCTGCATACGATGACGCTGTATGGCTGATGACAAAGAAGTCGTTCTTTGCATTCATGGGCATTACAGACAGCAACGGTCAGCCTGTCGCTCGTATGTCCGAAGGACTTAACGGCAAGCCGTCACTCTCACTTTTCGGTCGTGCTGTTATCCCGACAGACGGCTATATGGATTCGTATGCTGACACGGTTTCAGCTGACACAACCTTTGCGATGATGTTCAATCTTAACGATTACATCTTCAATGAGGTAATGGGCTTAAGTGTCAAGAAGTACGAAGAGGACGACACCGATAACACAGTCCTTAAAGCCGTAATGCTTGCAGACGGTAAGGTCGTGGATACTCACAGTCTTGTTAAGCTTGTTAAAAAGAGCGCTTAAAAGAGGTTTGAATTATGGCAGTATCTAATGAAATTGAAGCCGTAAAGGTTTCGCTCCGTATCAATACGGTGTTGTTCGATGATGAAATATCTGCCCTCATTGATTCTGCCAAAAGTGACATGGCAGGTGCAGGAGTTGATGTCAACGACAAAAACTCAACTGCACTTGTTATGCAGACAATCAAATTCTATTGCCGCGCTTATTTCTCGGTTACCGCCGACAGCGAATGGGCACGGCATTACGAAGAATTGCGCGATGCAATGGCTGCGAGAGGAGCGCAAACAGAATGAATGCAGATACTTTGATTTTGCTTGTTTCGGGCTATAACGAAACAACAAACGATATTGGTGAAATTGTTCAGTCCGAAAAGCTCCGCAAGGTCTATGCTCAGCGGCAATATGTCAGACAATCCGAGTTCTTTCAGGCACAAGCTAACGGATTAAAACCTGAATGTATGCTTGAAGTTAATTCCTTTGAGTATCAGAACGAGGAATTTTGCTACCTTGATAATAAAAAGTTCAAAATCTATCGTGCATATCAAATCAAAGGAACAGAGCGTACAGAACTGTATTTAACGGATGTGGTAGGTGAAAACAATGTCACTCCCTAAAGCAGTTAAAATCTCCAAAAACGGCGTTGAGATAATCAGCAATGTTGACCGTATTCAATATACGCTCAAAGAGCTTGAAAGAGCCGCTCTGCGTGATGTTGGCAAGTTGGTATGTAAACGGTCACGACAAAAAATAAAACGCAGGACGGGGCGCTTAGCGAAAAACACACAATATTGGGTACGTTCAAAGCAAAAGATTCCTGACTTGCAGGTAGGTTTTAAGCCGGGCGGATTTTACGGCTTGTATCAAGAAATCGGTACAAGCAAAGCTCCAAAAATCGGAGCATTGAGCGATGCTGCCGAAAGCAACATCAAAGACATTATAAAGATTGAACAGCAATACCTCAGTGCCGTAGGCACGGAAGAGGCAGAACGCAAACTGAACGAGGGGGAATACAGCGGTGAATAACATCAAGAAATTTTTGAAAGACTTATTCGCTGAGTATGCACCCTCTTATTTTTTACAGGCAGAAAGCGGATTTCCTCGCCTTGTATATGAGGTCAAACAGTTATACACAGATGAGCCGTATGACAAGTTTGTTGTGACCGTTAATGTTTATGATAGGCAGACTACGGCGGGCATTGATGATGTTGTGGACAAAATCTACGACAACATAGCAAAGGCTACATACTTGGTTGATGATGTTTTTTACAAATTCTACAACAATTTTGACCGGCAGTATATTGCCGAATCAGACAAATCAATAAAGAGAGTAATGTTCACTCTCGAAATGAGAAAATACAACAGAAAGGATGATTAAAATGGTTACAGTTAAGCCACGAAAGATTAAGCCGTACAGCGGATATAATGCTAAGACGGCTGACCATATGCTCCTTGACGCAGGTGCGTTTTTTGTAAACTATGATCCTGCTACGGACACATACGCAAGCGCCAAAAAGGCAGGCAAATGCCTTGGTGTAACAATCAAAGGCGGTGAATTTTCAGCCAAGCCGACACTCAGACGACTTGAATTTGACGGTGTGAAAACAAGAACTAAGGGCGACACGGTAGTTGACGGTTGGGAGATCTATATCAAGGTAACACTTGCCGAAATGACTACCCAGAACTTCATTTACGGTCTTGGAATTGCCGACAAAGGCACGGACGAAAAGGTCACAGGTTACGATGTAATCACAGGCAGAGATGTTATTCTTGACGGTGACTACATTCAGAACATCACTTGGGTAGGCTGTCTCCTCGGAGAGGATAAGCCGTGTATTATTCAGGTGTTCAACGGCTTTAATGAGAACGGTCTTACGCTCGCAATTGCTGACAAAGACAACGGTAAGGTAGAAGCTCAGTTCTATGGTAACCTTTCACCTGAGGTTTATGATTCAGAGGACGAAATCAAACCACCGTTTAAGATCTTCAGACCGACAGAAAAAACGGAAACAACGGAAACATCGGAGGCATAATTATGAGAAAATTAAGCATTAAAGACGCATTTACTCTTGCTCGCATTATCAAAAAAGCAGACATCAAAGAGGAAATTGCAGACTTCGCAAATCGCATTGCTGTCAAAAATAACAGTAAAGATGAAACAGTCAACACCGAAGCGGTCGGCCTTGAATTTGTGATTACGCTGTTGACTTCTTTGTCAAACAAAGAAACAGAACAGGAATTTTATTCATTGCTTGCCGATATCAGAGGTGACATTACTGCTGATGATGTAAGTAAATTAAGTATCCCCGAAGTCCTTGACAATGTAAAGGCAATCATCAGGGAAAATGATATTAAGAGTTTTTTTACCTCGCTCTCAGCCTTGAAGTAAGAACATTTGGAATGCTCATGCAGTATTGTTGCGCCAATACTGCCATACTGCATGAGTTGTCTTTCTCCGATGCTGTCGAAATTATCAAAAACGCTATAAATGACCGTAATGACGAATTGCTTTATAAAGCCTATATTTTGACTGTTGTAGGAAATTTCACAGGCTTGTCGTACACGGATTTCGTTAACAAGGCAACAGGCTCGACACGGCCTAATAACATTGTTGATACGGTCAATACGGAAGAAATTGAAAAAACGGTTGAAAACTACCTTGACAATTATAAATGGGAGGAGGTGTAGTTAATGGCTGTTGAAATATTTAAGTTGTTCGGCTCGATATTCGTAAATAACGATGAAGCAAACAAATCCATTGCAGAGACCGAGAAGAAAAGCAAGGGCGTTGCTTCAACGCTCGGTAGTGGAATAAAAACTGCTGCTAAATGGGGAACTGCACTTGTAGGTGGAGCGGCGGCAGGCGTAGGAGCATTGTCCACTGTCGCAGAGAGCACCCGAGAATACCGCACCGAAATGGGTAAACTCGACACAGCTTTCACCACAAACAAATTTACAGCGGCAGATGCAAAACAGACTTACTCTGACTTGTATGCCGTAGTCGGTGACAGCGGACAGGCAACTGAGGCCGCAAACCACCTTTCTTTGCTTTGCAATTCTACCAGAGATTTGCAATCTTGGACGGAAATTTGCACAGGTGTTTACGGCCAGTTTGGCGATTCGCTCCCAATTGAAGGCTTAACCGAGGCGGCAAACGAAACAGCAAAAGTCGGGACTGTAACAGGTTCGCTGGCCGATGCACTTAACTGGATGGGCGTGTCAGAAGATGAATTTAATGAAAAACTTGCTAAATGCTCATCAGAACAAGAAAGACAGCAGTTAATTACATCCACCCTCACGAGTTTGTATTCGGATGCCTCTGCTCAGTACAAGAAAACAAACGGTGATGTAATGGAATCCAACAGGGCTCATCAGCAGTTGTCGGATACAATGGCACAAATTGGTGCTGTTGCTGAACCCGTGCTTAATTCGCTTATTGGCTTAGGCGGTAAGCTGCTTGAGCAGTTATCACCGATTATTGAAGGTGTAGCTGATAGCCTTGCACCTGCGCTCATTAACATCTGCGAAGAGGTTGCCCCGATAATTGTATCAATGCTTGAACAGATCATGCCATTAATTGAGGAATTACTACCGTTTATAGCTCAGCTTATAGAGCAGTTGGCCCCTCTCATTGTACAGATTGTGGAGCAATTATTTCCGCCTTTACTGCAGATTATACAGGATTTACTTCCGTATTTTATGCAAATAATTCAGGCCATAATGCCGTTATTCAGTACGCTCGTAGAACTATTAATGCCCGTTATTGAGGTGTTCGTTCAGCTTGCCGGCGTATTGCTCAATGGATTGTTGGCGGCACTTACTCCGATTATAGAAGATTTAGCTACATTCCTTAATGACCTTTTAACACCTCTTATTCCGATTATAAGCGAATTATGTAACACGATTGTCGGCACTTTACAGCCTGTTTTTGAACAGCTATCACCTGTCATCTCACTGGTTTTTGACGCTCTTCGACCGGTTCTTGGCCTACTCGGTGAAATGCTTGAAACACTTATCCCTGCACTTGTTCCGGTGATTGAATGGCTTGCACATATCTTTTCAGAAGTTTTAGGCAATGCCATTAAAAGAGTTAAAAAAATTCTTGAACCGATTTCGGGGATTTTTAACGGAATTGTAGATTTTGTAAAAGGTGTTTTTTCGGGAAACTGGGAACAAGCGTGGAACGGTGTTGTTAACATTTTCAAGAACGTTTTTAACCTTATACCTGCATTCGTTGAGAATGTAATCAACGGCATTATTTGGATTATTAACAAGCTCTTAGAGGGCGTAAACTGGGCAACATCAATGATTGGCTGGGAGATAGATCCGATTCCGGAAGTAACCTTACCTCGTTTCCGTGCCGGCATTGATTATGTTCCACACGATAAGTTCGCCGCATATCTTGATGCCGGCGAGGCAGTCCTCACAGCCCAAGAGGCTGAGGAGTATCGTCAATCAAAGCGTGAAGGCAGAGGCTCAGTCTTTGAAAACGATTCCACTAATATCATCAACAACATCAGTATTAATATTCCCTCTGTTGCAATTAATAACGACATGGATATTGACAGCTTCGTTGACGATATGAGCAATCGGCTCGCCGATGAAGTAACAAGGAGGCAGAAAGCGTATGCATAACTTTTATTTCGGAGGTAAATGGCTATCATATTTCGGCGGTCGTATCACACAAGCACCACAGCACGAAATTCCCGTCAGAGATGTTTCAACGGTTGAAATCCCGTGCAGAGACGGTGATGTTTTGCTTGATAACGGGCGGTGGCAGAATGTTGAATTTGAGCGTGAAATCTGCTTTTTGCCGTATCTGTCCGAATTGTCAGCCAAACATCTTGCGAGGGCTGTTATCGAATGGCTAACTTTAAATCGAGGTTACCAAAAGTACAAGGATACTTATAACCCCGGATATTTCACCGAGGCTTACATATCAAATACTGACGATATTGTTCGTGAACTCCCAACATTACTTACAACAAAAATCAAATTCAACCGCAAGCCGTGGTGGTTTTCAGAGCTTGGACAGCGGACTATTGATTTTGAAGTTAATAAATCGGTTTCCTTGCACAATCCCGAACAATATGAATCCTTGCCTACTATCATTATAACTAACACAAATGTTAGTGGTAATAATACTACGGCTATCGCTAAAGTTAGCATAAACGGCGAATCACTTGATTTGAAGTGCACAGGTGGTTATGACTACGCCGTGCTTGACGGCGAAACTATGCAGTACATAGCGTACAAATCAGACGGTACAACTAATTTTGTTGACGATACTATCCCCCCTAAGTTAAAGGTCGGAGACAATCAAATTGTTGTAACAGCATATAAAAACGCGTTTCTGTCGATAAAACCAAATTGGAGGCGATTGTAAAAATGTTTCCTTTGTTGTATAAATCGGATTTTAAAACAATCGGCCCAAGTAGGTTTAACCTGCTCGGACGGATTACGGAAATAATCAGCGGTAAAGTTACCGAGGAACGAAACGGCGATTATTTGCTCGAAATGGAACTATCAACAACGGACAGATGTGCTGATTTACTTGATACGCAGTATTTCATTAAGGCAAAACCAAATCCGACAGACGAACCGCAATTTTTTGAAATCTATAATTTGCAGTACAAAGATAAAAAATCCGTTGTAATCAAAGCAAAGCATATTAAGCATAATTTGTATAACAATTTTTTGGTTGAAGTACAAAATCAAACAGACATAATGCGCACACCTGCGGAATGGTGGCATTACCTTTGTACAGGGCAGGAAGAAGGCTTGCAATCGCAAATGACCTTGTGGGCGCACTACTTTAAATTTACATCTGATATCACCACAAAATCCTCTATGACACTCGGTTTTGTTACTCCGTGTACTCTCGGAGATTTTATGGGCGGAGCTGACGGCTCACTTGTTGATGTTTTCGGAGGCGAGTATAAATATAACAATTTCAATGTGTCTCTTTTAAAAAGCCGTGGAACAACTACTAAATACCATTTAAAGTGGGGGAAAAATCTGAGCAGTTTAACGCAAACGCTTGATTCGGACGATATTTGCTCGCACGTGGCGGCATATGCGACTTGCTATGATACCTATGCAAAGCGCAATGTTGTGCTTTGCTCACAGCCACAGGAACTTAAAAGCCACAAATCAAAGTTAATTAAGGTTAAAGCTGTTGATGTAACAGACGGTGGCTCGGTTGATATTGGTGATGCGACGGGCTACTGGAATTTTAATGCTCAGACAGGTGAAAACAAAGACCTTTTGATTCAGAAACTTAACATACAGGCTCAGGTGTTAAGAGGTCAGCTCGCAAGCACTAATGGAGCACCTACGCTCAATGTCAAGGTTGACTATCCCCCAACACTTAATGAAATGCTTGGACTGCATTTATGCGACACGGTGTATGCTGATACTGAAAACGATAGCTTACAAGCCAAAATCATTAAAACAGACTATGATTTTGTGCTTGAACGTTGGAACAGTCTCGAACTTGGCACGCCAAAATCAAAGTTATCAGATTATATAGTTAAATGAGGTGAAATAATTGAATATTAACCATACCAAAATGACACTCGAAATCAACAGCTGTAAGAATTACGAAATCTTAGAAGTCAGACAGGGCGATAAAGGCTCACGCATTATTGATTTTGCGTTCACCGTCAACGGTGAAACTGTTAACCTTGCCTCTACAATGTCAGCGAAAGTCAACGCTACGGTTGACGATGTAATCGTTGCGGACGGCGTTGCCGCTGTCGTTGACACCGAAAACAATGTAGTCACAGTTACGCTCACAGACACAATGCTTGCTTTGTCAGGTATTTGTAAGATGGATATTGTGCTTATGGAAGGCGACGAAATCATAACTGCTGAAACCGTTTGTTTGCGTGTGGGCAAAAGCGTAATCAACGATGATAGCAAAGCCTTCCCGGGTGCAAGCTCGATTGTGGAAATCACAAAGGAAGTCAAAAATGCAAGAGGCAGCCATAATTCGCTTGGAGCAAGGCTTGATAAAACAGACAAGAGTATTGCCCGAAAGCTCGATTCAATGCCGTTCGACAGCGAACCAAAGAATAACAGCCCGTGTTATCTCACAAGCGGTACGGTTTACAGCGCTCTGCTTGTTAAAGCAGATAAAACCGCCTTGGCGACTAAATACGATTCGTCAAATATCGAACTTGGTACGGCTACTCTTACCCCGTACTCTACTCTGATTGATAAAATAAAATCTGCAACTTGCCTTTATGAAAAAA